AATCCGGTACTCGGCAATTGTGTCCTTCTCCAATTGGAATGCATCATCTTCAGTTAGCCCACTCTTAATGATTATAGAGTCGAATCCATTACACTTATTAACGATTCTTTTCCAATGCTGGTTGCGATTTGTTGTTCTACGAATTCGTTTTACTGTCCCCTTCCCAACATAGAAAGGTTCACCATTATCCAGCCTAGTGTGGACATATACTAGAAAGTCTGACCTCATACTGTTAATTGGGCTAACTTTGCGTTGGGCAGGCGTTTTTTGTAGTAGCGGATGGATGCGATGTGTCCGTTCCATGCTCGATCAGTTCCAACCCTGTTGCCGATAAACAAACGGTCTACAGATGGCATCAACCCAGTTAACGTTGTGCTAATTGATCCATTTTGAGAAATTGCAAAATCGTTTTGCCGAGACGCTATTGCGATTTTTGATGAGCTAGAGTCTGCTAAATTACCCCCATTTAGAGATGGGGTCTGATTAACTGATGCTATCAATGTTGCAACTCTAATATCTCTTGAGCTTTCACGGTATCCAGCCAAAAGTTCAGTTCCTGTTGATGCGCTGATCCCATAAATATATTGCAGCAGTGACCCGTATCCTCCAGGAGCAGTCACGCCCGCAAGCATCGTCCCCTCACTCTGATTATAGAAGCTCGTAAAGTTAGCCCCCGTAATACTACACACATCCGCGCTACGAACCACGCTGGCATTCGTCGTCGGGATGTAGGAGGTGGGGAAGGAGCCAACCTCGAATTGGCACATTGCGGCTAGGAGCTTGTTGGATGTGCTACCAGCGTAAGTTGGAAGTCTAGTTGTACCATTGGTATTCTGTATACATCCAATAATAACATTGTTTGTTAATACAGTTGCGGTTGCGGCGCAAGTCCATGAAACCCTATACCAACCATTAGAATATGTTTCAACTTTAGCGGTTCCACCTGATGAGTTGCCAATTGTGCCGTTTGATAAATTGATGTTGGCGTATTGGGCTGTGCCGAATCCAGCACTTCCGTGTGTAATTTGAACCCAATCAACACTTCCAGTTACCTTCTTTACAAAAATTGAACCAGTATATGTGACCCCGCTTGTAACTGATGTTGCCTGTGTAGACCCTGATGTGCCACCTGTATTAGCTACACTTTGAAGTGTATTTGTAGTTGTCTCGGCAAGTTCATACGCAGCATTGCCGTCTGGGCCAGTCCCGCTCGCCACGGTAGTTAATGTGCCACCCCATCCAGTATTTATCACCAAAGCTCCAGAATACAACGCAACATTCGTCCTCGACTCCTCGATCAGCAAGCCACGGCACACTCCAGCAGAGGTGTGGTCGAAGCGGGGAATGTTTGTCGCAGCAGTCTGGATCAAGCCATTGCTCCCAACAAATGTGCCAGTGCTACCACGGGTGAAGACAGGCGTTGGGCCTTTCCTCGCGGTCAGGGTCTTGTCAGCCGCGAACTGGAGGTCTAGGGATAGACCATCAGCGTTAAGACCACCACCTCCGTTGAGCATGTTTCCTAGGACATATTGCATATTACCAGCGAAGTTGCATGTTAGCGTTTGTGCGGATGCGATTGCTCACGAAGCCGCTTGTGTGATTCTCGTCTAGGCGAATTAGTTCCTCCGTAAGTAGTGCTTCAGCCTCTGCGTCTGCTACTGCTGCCTTCTCCTGCTGACCTTCAGCACGGAGGTAGTCGGCGTATGTGCCGTGGGCTAGGTACTGGAACCACTCTGCGGGGACGCTGGTTACATCTGTAGAAAGCCCATCTGGAAGACCCGGCCCATAGGTATCTGTAAACTGCGCCTTGTAGGTAAGGAATGCGGTAGATGGGTTAAGATCGCCATCAACCAGAGTCGCGCCTTCAGCGGTAACGGTGAAATCAAACTCCTGCACGGAGGAGGCGATGTACGGGGCTTGCTTAAAGAAGCGCAGGAAGGTGTCCACGCTGCCCTTCCCAGTCTCCGAGTATGGAACATAACCAAGGGCTGGGCGAGCCGTGCCAGTGCCAGTTCCAGCTCCAGTAGCGACGAAATACTCGCCAACCGTGTTTGCGCTAGAACCAATGAGGGTGAAGTCGGTGTCACCAACGGTTGCGATAAAGTAGCCGCTGTCTGCCACGATAGCAGTTGCGGCAATAGGGTCGCTTGACAGGTAGCGTTCCTCGCCAATTTTGAGGAAGCGTGTCCAGTAGTTGCTGGAGCGGTAAGCCCTCTGCGCCCTGCGGTTAATGAGTGCCTTAATGCGTCCAGTTTCGATGCTGGCGAACACCACGCCACACAGGGCTTGTATCAGCGCAAATAGGTCAGCGTAGGTTCTGGTCTGCATTAGACTGCGTTAGGGGAAAGTTCTGGGTGAAACTTCTGGAAGTCGCGGATAAACTCGCGGTCATGCCATGCGTCTTCACCGTATTTATTGCGGATTAGGAAATACTCATGCGTAGGGACAACCGCAACTGCTCGGCCCAACGCACTATTTGTTTTGTTGCGGAGAGTGTCAGCCTCTTGAGCGGCAGCAATCTCGCGGAATTTTTGTTTCGTCTCCATGAGTTGACGACCTGAGCAAAGCTCGCGGATTACCGCAGCGGTCATCTCGTCCTCAGAAGGGTTAATGATCATGGTTTGGGTAAAAATATGGGCAGGGGAGGATAGAACTCCCCCACCCAAATTATGATTACAGGACTTCGCCGGGTTCGCGCAGGGTGTACGCGATCACCCATTCGCCAGTCGCAAGACCAGCAGAGGTGAGCGTTCCGTTGAACTCAGCAAGGATCGGCACTGCCGATGTGGTGTCGTTGATGTAGTAGTTAGCACCAGAACTGATGAGCAGATCGCCAGTGTTGTATTTGGCCTTGACAAGGGTATCAATGTCGAGGACATCGATAAAATCGTCAGGGTCAGTGGCATCCACGCCAACATCAAGCGTGACATTGGTGGAAGTGCCGCTGGAGGCTACTTTCTCAAACACAGCACAGGCATCGACGATACCGCCCGGAGGGACGCTGCCGATGGTGAACTGGTTGCCAGAACCCTTAGCCACAACTTCAGCTGCGGTGATGGATGCGTAGTGGGTGAAACCAACAGGTACTTCGTTGTTGGTGAGTTTTCCGAGGATAGGCATAATATAATTTCCTTTCTTTAGTGTTTAGTTGATGATTAGTAAGCGATCTTGCCGTGTGCGCCGGGGTGCTTGCAGATAAGCGTTCCAACCATGTCAACATAACCACGCTCGCCAGCACCTTGGTTCTCAAGGCGAGTCGAACCCATTGGGATATAGGTGTCGAAACCGAGGTACTTCGGATTGACAACATAGCCACGGGTAGTAGATGGCATACAGGCAGGATTGCCCGAAATGATGTTGACCAGACCGAAGTCCGAGTCGTACAGGGTAACAGCGTGAGTCACCTTCTTGGCGGTAGCATCTTGGTTGACCGTGTAAACAGCTTCCGATGTAGCAGCAGCCGACGAACGGGTGAAGTTGCTGATCACCTTGCGGAGAGCAACACCAGCGATGAGGGTCAAATTGTTGGACTCGCCATTGACCGTGAAGATCGAAGCGATGATGTCGTTGAAGGTCGTCTCGTTAGGAGCACTGAGCTGGATCGAAGCCGTAGGCGTACGATAAGCGGCAGGAACATCCGAAGGCCCAGCAGAGTCAAGCCAGTCACCAAGACCACGGAGCTTGTACTTGCTACCAGCACCATCTTCGACGCTCTTATCGTTGTCAGAGCAGATAGCTGCCTCTACCGAGCGTTTGAGTTGGCGCATAGCCTTTGCTTCGGCCTGAGCGATGTTGGCCGGGCCAACAGAGTTAGCGGCTTCTTGCAGGTCGGAAACGAGGAAGGTCTCGCGGAACTTCTGAACATAGTTGCCAAGGCGACCACGACCAGAGAACTGGTCATCGAAGGCGTTAACATCTTGCGTTTCACCGATACCATCGAAAGAAGGGGCGGCGAGGGTATCGACAGTCCATTCCTTGTAGGTTCCTTTGGCACTTCCCTTGGCGCAGAGGCTAAGGAGCGGGGTTTCTTCTGGGGCGAGGAGCGTCAACTCATTGCTGAGGTCTTCGCGGTTGCTGATTGCCGAACCAACGCCAGTTTTGACTTGGGGGGCATTCGGTTGATATGTGGTTGAAATAGCCATAATAGTTATTTAGTTAGATTATTTAGTCATCCGGGCAACTCTGGCGGCAACCCAATCCTCCACAGAGTGTGAAGTCTGGAACCTTTGGTAGGCTTGATCGGCATTCTTTTTCGCGGTCTTAACACCAGACTTCGCTGCTCCAGCACCATACGGGGTTCCAGCCACTTTGGCCTTGGAAATAGTTCCCGCTGCTTTCGCCGCGATCTTAGTCTTATTGCTGCGATGAATGGATCTAACTGCGTGTGCCAAAATATACGGGAGTTGCGGCCCGAGGTCTGGAACATGCAGGTTAACCATTTCGACCAGTGGATCAGCTAGGAGTGCTTTGTATTGTTTTCCGATGTCAGATTCCTCGTCGGCAACCTCTGGGACTTCCTGCGGGATTAACCCGGTGAAGTGTTCCCGTGCCTGCTCGCGTTGTCCTCGCTTTGCGAGTTCTGCGTGCTGGGCTGGGAGGTATTTTGCCATTGCTTCCCGCGCATTGCGATTAGCTCGACGGATCTCCTTCTTCGTAAACTCCTTGTCGCCAAGTACGATGATGTCTTCAGCACCATAGTCCTCATGCTCTTCAAGGATATTGTCGGTTTCCTCCGCGACCTTCTCCAGTTCCGCATATTTAGCCTGTAGCCCCTCGACACTATCGATGTCA